ATTAGGAGCCAATTTTAGAATTTATAAAGAAAATTCTAGTTACCTAGAAGGAGTACAATTTAATACTTCAACAGCAGTAAGTTATCCAGGTGCTGATAAAATTTCTTTTAATAACGCAACTCCTGGTTCTATAACAAAGATAAGTTTAGATTCAACAAGTGCAAATGCTATTGTTTTTGGTCCTTTATCTGCTTCTCTTGCTGATTTTAGTATGACAGGAGGAACTTTAAGAATTACAGCGGATAATGATGATACTAATTTTATTGATTTTGATTTAGATGCTATAGATGTAAATCAAGGAGACCCTTATTCAGATACTGCTACTACATTAGGAAAACAAAACCTTTTTAAAGCTCAAGTTGATACAGGTGACGATTTTAATCCATGGGAAGATGAAGATGATTATGGTAGAAGCCCTGAAGAAGCGGCATCAGACAGAAAACGTCTAATGGAAACATATGGTACAACTGACTTAGAAAGTATTAAAAAGACTAACCTAAAGTCTTATCAAGAAGGTTATGGCGATGTAGGTGATTATGTTGCAGACCAGAAAAAAAATAAACGTGGAGACATATTAAAAGCTTTTGGGCAAGGTTTAATGGGTATAGCAGGGGATTCTTTCCAGTATGAAGCAATTTAACGGCATACCTTTATTTTTCTTAAAAAAACAGTGCAGAAGGCTAAAAGTTGATAATATTAGCAGTTTTTGTGACAATATCTTCAAATGGTCTAGATGTATTAGACAAATAGAATCTGATAACAATCCTATGGCAGCAGCGAAAACAACCTCTGCTAAAGGGGTTTATCAATTTACAGATGATTCTGTAGATACAGCTAAAAACAGAATGTACAATATGGGGTTTTTTAAAGAAGAAATAAGAGAAATTCCAAGAAACCCTCAAGAATGGACAGATGCACAGGCAGATTCAGTATTTTTAGCTAATATGTTTGCTCAAAGAGGTTCTGACAAGGTATTACATAAAGTTGGCTTAGGTGATTTAAATGCTTGGAAAGAGGCTTATTACAAGTTTCATCATACAGACCCTGATGATGCAACAATTAGAAGAGTAGAAAAACTAATGATATGAACGATTTTATGCAATGGTTTAAAAATATGTGGAATAGCACTGATGATGACGGCTATAAAAAAGGTCTTAGAAGCGATATTAATAAAGTAGGAAGACATTTTACTAAAGCTGATAGTTCTCATTATGTTGATAATGTTGCAAAAGTATTAAAAGAAGACCCAGGTAAGGTGGGAAAAGCTTTTTCTAGTGTTATGGATTATCCTCTTGATTATAAAGTAGGAGGGCCTAATGCTCGACATAATGCTTGGCATTATGCTGATAAAGATAAAATTGCTATAGATACAACAAGAGCTACTGATTGGAGTTATCCTGCAGAATATCGTAAGCAAGGTATTAAAAATATTTCTGACGATACTTTTAATCCTAGTACTTGGAGGAGTAGTTTGTGGCATGAAGCAGGTCACGGTCTTTTAAAACAATTATATGGATACAGAAAACAAGGACATCCTCAAAGAGGGGAAACTTTTCCTGAATGGGTTGAAACCCTTTATACTGACTATAGAGGTGGAGATAAGCTTATAGGAACTGATGGTGTTCCAGGAGGATTTTCCGAAGAGCATGGTTATGCCACTTCTGTGATTGATAGGATTATAAAAGATGCTAAAGAAAAATTTGATAAAAAAGTTAGCAATAGAAGATTTATAAGAAAATTAAAAAGTAAATAAAATTATGGAGATATAATGCAACCAGTAATGGCTAAATTAATTATTGAATTTTTTAAACAAGGCAATAGAAAAGCTTTAAAGTTTCTAGGAAGACAACTAGGTATGTCCAGAAATGAAATGGTAGGACTGGCAAAACACACAGTAAAAAAAGAAACAATAGCTTCAAAGCCTAAGAAGCTAACAATTGCTGAAAAGATAGAGGCTCTAGCAAATGACCCAGAAAAAGCAAAAAACTTTTTAAGCAATATGGGTAGAGTTATGGATGAGAATGTTAAAAAACATAGATAATGTACACAATAGACATACATCATAAAGGTGACGAAAAACCTACGACATATATAATATTTAAAAAAGAAGAGGCAGATAAGAAAAATTTGTCTTATAAATACTGGAGGGAAGCAGATGAAGGGGAATATGGGTTATCGGACGACAACTACGTGGCTAAAGTCATCTCCAAATCCGTTTATAAGCCTACTAGTGTTTATATTCGCTATCCATATGGCTATACTTTTTATAACCCCAATTATACTTCTGTTAGGCTTAAAGCTAGTGGTAGGAAGTCTAACACGACCATTAGTGGAAAGACTAACTGGGAAGTCTTGTCCAATGGGCAGAAGATGAAAAATTTAGCCATGGTATATGCACAAACCATGGACTATGACAAAGCAATAGAACACGTTCTAGATAATCCAACTGATAATCAAAAAATCATGTGGAAGAGAAGAATGAAGAAGGAGAAATTTAAAGATATGGTAAGAGATGAATTACAAAAGTTACTTCAAGAACACGGGCTTACTGAGGCTTATACTTTAGATTTACTTGAAGAAACTATTAAAAAAGCCAAAGATAAGGGTGATATTACTAATTTAATGAGAGCTGTAGATAATCTGCAAGATATGCACGGCATGAAAGAAAAGCATCTTGTCAAAACTACAGAACAAATTGAAGCAACTAGCAATACTAAACTTATTGATGAATTAAAAGAAACTGAAGATAAACTTATAGCTACTAAGACTACTATTACGGAGGAGTAATGGCTAAGAAAAAAAGTAAAAAAAAGAAATACAAACACAAGCAATCTGATAAAAAGAAACAAAAAGTAGACGTATCTTATTACTAAAGAAGAAGAATAGTGCGTTATTTATTGTCAATTTTAATGAAATTAATTAAAAAAAATCCTTCTAAAGCTAAAGAATATATGAAGCTATTCAGAGGAATTGAAGGGAATCTTAATGCTACAAAAGGAGGCATGATTAAAGGAGGGCGTGGTATTGGTTCTCAATTAGACCCTTCTAAGGTAAAGCCAAATTTTAGAGATTATATGCAGGCTAAAATAAACAACCCAGAAAAACTTCTTCCTAAAGAAACTTTATGGACAACTCCTAAGTGGCAAGAGTCAATTTTTTATACTAAAGGAAAAGGGGATTTACTAGAATTTAAAGTTCCATTAGATTACTTAAAAAAGCATGGCGTTAAAAAAGCAGATAATTTAGGAAAAGGAGTCCCTTCTTATTACTTTACAGAAGGTCTGTAAGAAGAAAACTAATAAAAACAGACAAAGAATTTGCTGAAAAAGACCTTAGAGCTGGAATTGCATATAATCAAAAAAGAAAAAAACAAATTTTACAGAAAGCAAAAATGGCATATTTAAATAGAATATATAAAGGCGATAAACAAGCTATAGCTGAGCATTTACTAAAAGAACATTTTAATTCTTTATAATGGATTACGAAGAAAAATACGAGCAATTACAAGCTCTTAAGAAATTAAAGAACAATATGGCTTTATTTGGCAAATATTGTTTTCCTACTGCATTAAAGAAGACTACACCTCCTTTTCATACAGATATTTATAAGTATTTATCAGATGAAGAAAAAAAGAGAGTTTTAATAGCTGCTCCAAGGGGAACAGCAAAATCTACAGTTACTACACTTATATACCCTTTATGGAGAGCTGCTTTTAAAGCTACAAATGAAGAATTGTTTATAGTTATAGTATCTGAATCTCAAGCACAGTCAATTAACTTTCTTTCTAGAATAAAATATCATTTGACTTATAGCACTCAATTTAAACAAATATTTGGAGATTTAGGCCCTGAAACAGCTAGTAAATGGACTCATACAGATATTGTACTTGCTAATGGTACTAGAATGGTAGCAGTTGGTACAGGGCAAAGAGTTAGGGGTTTTCTACAAGGAGATACTCGTCCTAACTTAATTATAGTAGATGACTTTGAATCAGAGTTAAATGCATATACTCCAGAAGCAAGAGCTAAAAATAGAAAATGGTTAACAGAAGCTGTAATACCTTCTTTATCAGACGAAGGTAAAATAGCTATGATTGGAACGGTTATATCAGAAGATTGTTTTTTATGCTGGGCTAAAGAATCATCAGCCTGGAATGTACTTTGGTTTTCTATTTGGGATGATAATGAAAAAAGCATTTGGCCTGAAAGATTTCCAAAAGAAAGAATATTAAGCATAAAAGAAGAATTTAAATCAGTAGGTAATATAAATGGGTTTTTTCAAGAATATATGAATATAGCCCAATCTCCAGATGATGCACCTTTTCAACCAAATTGGATTAAAATACATCATTGGGATTATGATAGGATACAAGGGCAAAATGTTTTAATAAAAAATAAAGGGCTAGAAAATGAGGAAATTAAACCCGTTGCATTATATGCTGGAGTTGACCCTGCATCTTCTCTTAGTGCTAGGGCTGATTATTTCGTTATTGCTATTATGGCAATTGATAGTGAGAATAATAAATATATTGTTGATATTTACAGAAACAGGATTTCTCCTGCTGAACAACCTCAGCTAATTATAGATTATTATAAAAAATATAAACCAAGAAGAGTGAAGATAGAAACAGTGGGTTATCAAGAAGCTTTAAGAACTGGCGTAAGAGAGATAATGAAAGAAGAAAATCTTTATATTCCAGGATTAGAATCAGGCGTTAAGCCAAGAACATCAAAATCTGAAAGATTACTTTCTTTAGTGCCTTTATTTGCAAAAGGGCATTTCTTTTTTAGAGCAGAAGATACTCATGCACAAGGAGAGTTTTTGTCATATCCTAAAGGTAAGCACGATGATATAATGGATGCTATATGGACAGCTTTAGATGGGGCAAAACCTTGCAGAACTAGTGTTTTTGAAAAATTATCAGAGGAAGAATGGAGAAATCCAAAGAAAAGTCTTGATTGGATGACTCTTTAATTCGTAAATTAAGCAGATGGCATATACAAAAAAAGACGAAAAATCTAAAATAAATACAGTAGATGAAACTTTAGAGATATTCGATAAATACTCTAATAAAAGAGATGTTTGGGCTCAACAAGCTAAAGAAGACAAAGAGTTTAGGCTAGGCAAACAATGGACTGCAGAGCAAAGAAAAGCTTTAAAAGCAAGAGGACAGGCCCCTATCGTTGTTAATAGGGTACATCCAGCCGTAGAAGCTGCAAAGTCAATGATGTCTGCTAATAGACCATCATTCAGAGTAGCTCCTAGAGAAGATTCTGATAATAAAGTAGCTCAAGTTATGAGTGCTATGCTATCGTATATGTATGATATATCTGATGGAAGAACCGTAGTACGTCAAATGATTGATGATTACTATGTTATGGGACTAGGATATATACAAGTATACCAAGACCCAATGAAAGATATGGGTAAAGGTGAGGTTTGTATTGTAGATGTAGACCCACTAGATGTATATGTAGACCCTAATAGCAGAAGTAGATATTTTGATGATGCTGAAAACATAATTATATCTAAGCTGTTTACAAAAGAACAGGCTAAAAAACTTTGGCCTATGTACAAAGAAAAAATTGAAAATGCTACATCAAAAGGTGCTTATGGAAACTCTAATGATTGGAATGCTCCTAGTACTACAAGGGAAGATGATGGAGAAGTTCAATTCCCAGAAGACGTAGGCAGAGTAAATAATCAAGAATATATTAGAGGGTACGAAAGATATTATAAAAAAGATGTTCAAGAAGTAAGAATATTTGAAACATGGTCTGGAAAAGAAAAACTATTAAATAAAGAGGAATTTGGCCAATATGGTGATACTCCTATTTATAGAGTCCAAAATGAAATAATAGAAGACAAACTTCAAGCTTTAAAAATAAAAGACCAATTACAATCTAATTTTGATAATCAATATCAAACAGAAGTAGATGAATATGAAGAAGCTGGTTTGGCTGAAAGCATTCCAGACATTGAAATAAAAGAAGTTAATTTTGAAGAATTAACTAAAAAAGATTTAATAGAAGAAAAACTTATAAAAGTTGTAAAAGTTTTAAGCTGTAAAATACATCAATGCGTTATATTAGGTGATACAAAATTGTATGAAAGAGTTTTGCCTATTGATAAATATCCAATAGTGCCTCTTATGAATATACATACAAGAACACCTTATCCAGTTTCTGATGTAAGAATGATTAAAGGTTTACAGGAGTATATAAATAAAACACGCTCTTTGATAATTGCACATGCTACAACAAGCACTAATACAAAAATATTAGTACCAGAAGGTAGTGTTGATATGAAAGAATTTGAAGAGAAGTGGGCTCAACCAGGAGTAGCTATCCCCTACGACCCCACAGACGGTGCTCCTATGCCAGTTCAGCCCACACCTCTTCCTAATGAGCTGTATCAGAATGAGCAAACAGCTAAAAATGATATTGACCATGCATTAGGATTATATGAAATGATGATGGGAAATGCGCAGCAAGCACCATCTACTTATAAAGCTACGATAAGTATAGATGAATTTGGCCAAAGAAAAATGAAGTCAAAACTTGCTGATATAGAAGCTGCATTAACTAGGGTTGGTCAAATAGCTATTCCTTTAATGCAACAGCTTTATACAAGTGAAAAAGTATTTAGAATTATACAGCCAAATAATTCTATTAATAAATACGTTATTAATAAAAGGCTATATGATGATAAAAATAACGAAATTAAGATTTTTAATGATATATCTGTGGGTAAATATGATATTATAGTAGTAACAGGTTCTACACTACCTTCTAACAGATATGCAGAATTAGAGTTTTATATGGATGCTTATCAAAAAGGTTTAATTGATAGGCAGGAAGTTCTTAAGAAAACAGAAGTGTTTGATATGCAAGGAGTTATGGAAAGAACAGATACTATAAGCAAATTGCAACAACAACTTCAAGGTGCTCAAGAACAAATTAAAAAACTTAAGGGTGATATGCAATCTAGAGATAGAGAAGCAGTCAATCTTAGAAAACGTATCGAAGTCGAGAAGTTTAAATCTGGGTTAGATGGAATAAGCAATAAAGCAAAAGCATCTACATCAGTTTATGAAAAACGCCTTGATGATACATTATCCACTATAAAAGAACAGCTTAAAAACGAAGCTAAAAAAATAGGCTCACCCTCTTCTGGTGGAAAAGAGGCAGTCAAAAGGAGAAAGAAATAAATGTCACAAGAAAATGTACAAACAGATACCCCTCAGAATCAATCTAATGAACCACAATTTGCATCTTTAGAAGAAGCAGTTTTTGGAGGAAATGATATTGTAAGCGAGGGCTCTGCAGATATTGAAAGTGCTTTTACTACTGGTAATCAAGAAGCTAATAATACAGCTCCAGAAGCAACTGGACAACCTGTTGAAAATAATCAAGTACAACCTCAGAGTAATAATGATGAAACTAGATACCAATATTGGCAATCTCAGGCAGATAAATTAAAAAATGAGAACGAGCAATTAAAACAAGCAATGCAACAGCAACCGCAACAACAAATGCAACAGCCTGTTCAGCCTGTTGAACCTGCTCAACCTGGAATTGAAGATTTTCCCCCAGCTCCTGCAAAACCAGAAAAACCTAGAACATTTAATAGAGATGAAGCATATGCTGACCCTGCTAGCGAAAGTGCTAGGTACCTAGACGAAGTGGAAGAATGGAGAGATAATATGAACGAGTATAACTCTTTAAAGACTCAATACCAAACAGCTGTAGTAGAAGAAAAGCTACAAGCTATGGAAAATGCTAAAATTGATGAAATTAAAAGGCAACAAGCCTATCAACAAAAAGCAGCTCAAGAGAGTCAAATAAGAGAGCATGTCATGGTAAATCATAATATGACTGCTAGTGAAGCTCGTGACTTTATGTCTAAAATGTCTAACCCTAAGTCTATTAATATTGATAATCTTGTCCAATTATACAGGATGCAACAAGGAGGAGCTGCAAATGCGCAAACCTCTTCTCAGCCAAGTCCTGATTTCCAGCAAGTTCAAAATGCACAACAGATACCATCTCCAATGGGAGTAATGCCTTCTGGAAGCACAAATGAAGATGGAAGAAGTTTTGAAGATAAGATTATGGATACGATGATAGGGAATTTTAATAGTAAAAACCCTTGGAAGTAATTTTAATTAATATATCCAACTGAAGGCCTACCAAGGCAGCTGAGGACGGATAAAATTATAGGAATGGAATAATGAGTGTAATGTCGAATATAGGCGGCAATGCAGGCATCGGAAGCGTTTCATTAGACGATACAAGAAGAAAGTTTAATTTTGGTGAACGTGTAGCCGAACTTGCCCCAATGCAAAGTCCATTCTTCGTATATTTATCGAAGGTGGCAAAAAAAGCAACTAATGACCCTGTTTTTAAGTTTTTAGAACAGAGACATCAGTGGCAAAGACGTAATTTTGAAGTAGAGACGACTGAGACTAAAACATTAGGTAGTACAGCTACTTATGCAGCGGCTCTTGCTGATTGGAACCCAGACAATAGTAATCCTGTGTCGCTAACTTGTAAATATGACAAATACGGCAAAATAACATCTGCTGATACTTGTCCTGAATACTTTTTAGCTGGTCAGGTTATTGTTGTTGAAGGTGAAGTAGATAAAGATGGTGGTGGCGGTGGCGCTGCTTTTGATGTTAGAGTAACAATGAGAATTACTGCTATCAAAGGTACAGACGCTACTGGTGCAGAAATTGAAGCTGATATTTTAGCGATTAATAAAGCAGCTGATGGCTCTTTATTAGCAGCTTCTGATTTAACTGCATCTACTACTACTTTTAAATTCGCTGATGGTGACAGAGGTCAGGTAATTGGAACATCATGGGCTGAAGGAAGTGACGACCCAGGTGGTTGGGAAGACTTCTTGTATGACAGAGAAGGATATTGTCAAATATTCAAAACTGGAATGAATTTATATTCTGGAACAGCTCTGGCTACTGAATACAGAGGAATTGCCAATGAATTTCAAAGAATCTGGCAAGATAAACTGATGGAACATAAAATGGATATAGAACAAGCTATGTTGTTTGGTGTAGGCGCTGCTTCTAACGAAGTAACAGGTACTCCTACAAGACAAACTTGGGGTATTTTACCTTACACAGAACAATATGGTAAAATCTATAATTTGTCTTATAGTTCATCTGGTTATGATGCGTTTTTAGATGCTATGGAAGATTTCTTCGCTCCTGAATCTGGTAACAGTGGTAATAAATTAGTTTTAGCTTCTAGAAAAGTTATTACTTACTTAAACAAATTAGGAAGCGGAAGTTTCTTAAACAATTCTGTTGGTGCATCACAATATAATTTAGATGTTTCTACAGTTCCTGGTGCTTTTGGGCATAATGTAACAATGGTAAATACTGTATTTGGTAATTTACATTTTGTTCAAGAGCCTTTACTAAGAGGACTTTGGGAAGATTATTGTGTTTGCGTTGACATGAAAAATGTAGCTTATAGACCTTTACAAGGTAATGGAGTAAGTCGTGACACTTTTATCGAAACTAACATTCAAGGAAATGCAACAGACGGCAGAAAAGACCAAATCATAACTGAGGCTGGTCTTGAAATTTCTGTACCTGAAACTCACGCTATCCTTAAATTTAGTTAGGAGGTAGGTTATGGCTAACCAAAGTAGTCTTACTATAGGTGGAATTGGAGGGGACCCTTCGGGGTCTCATCCAATAGGTGACTTAGATGTCAATTGGACAAAAACAATTGATGATGCGTCTATAAAGTATACAGCTGGCACTATAATGTCAGACCCTGGAGCTTCTTCTGCAGATGCAACAGATACTTATTATAGCGCTGAATTATGTTTAGGTACAGTTCCTTCTGGTGCTAATTTGGAAATTGGCGATACTGGTGATGCTCAAATAAAAGCATGTTGGCAATATTATGTTCAATCAAATGGTAATAATTTTAACAGTGGCAACGAAGTAGTGCCTGGTACTGCAGCTGATTTAGATGCTGGTACTTGGACAGACATCGGAACCCTTGCTCAAGATTATACATCAAACATAATAGTTCCTGCAACAGCTGATGATGAGGATATAATGTATAATGGTGTTTGTAGGTTGAGAGTTAAAATGGTAGTGACTGATGCTGGTAGCAATGGTGTTGCAGCAGGTTTAGTAACAGCAGGTGTAGCTGCAGTTAATGGTGCATATATTTACTATCCTTTAGACAAACAAGCTAAAAAGAATGATACTGTTAATAACCCAGTAACGATTGGCGGCATTGGAGCTGACCCATCGTAGTAAGCAGTTTAATTAATCGTAGAGGGGGCTTCGGCCCCTTCTACACA